TCGACCTATCGTATTTTCAAACGAAAGGCTGTCCGTATCATCGGTCCCGGCTAACGAGTTCGCTATTGAAACTTCGTTCTTTGGGTCCAAAGATAATTTGTCTATGGGCATCCGAGTTTCCACGTTCGCGAGAGCGTGGAATGCTTTCGGTTGATATGCATGAACATCATCGATCATTGGTGGATTGGAATATCCAAACAATTTGGCGATCCCTGCAACTGCAGAGGCACCAATCGAAGTTGCCATAGCATACGGCCCTATGAAAGGAGCCGAGCTCAACATACTCGCAATACCAGCGATAGCTGTCGCTGGTCCGGAAATGGTTCCTTCTTTTTCCTCGTACTCATCCGACTGCAAAGCAAGACCTGTTGTAGGTCCTGCAATCGTCAAATCTTCCGCCCAAGCATACACCGATACGGTGATGCCTGTACCAACTACGCCGTTCGCTGATTGCAAACCTGCGTATTCCACTAGGTGCATGGTTCCCATATCATCAAATTCTGATTCTTGGTTCACATCCAACCATGTGTTCGGCCACAGAAAGGGCAGAGTCATCTCGGCTGCAGACATAGATTGCGGTTCCAGATATAACCCAGGAGTTTGGCTCAAGGGGATCTGGTCGCTTGCTGTATTGAATGCAATCGGATTGTTCAGAGGTACGTAACAAGCTCTAAGAGCACCATAGTAAAATGGTGAGGAGTTGATTACGAACTTCAGCCGCAACTGACAATGCAATCGAGCATAATGGTCCAACTTCTTCTGAATATAAGAATTCGAGAAATAAGCGGTCCAAGGCTTGAAAGTGTCATTTGCAAACACACCTTCCTCCCATAGGAACGTGTGAATGAGCACAGGACGCGAAAGATACGCCCCTAGCCCGGCTGCGGGGTCTTTGTCATGATCATAGGATGAATCCGAAATCGAACCATAAGTTATACGATTTGATACGGCTGCATCTCTAAAAGCCATCTGCTGCTGCATTGAAGCTTCAGGAGCTACTGACGTATCAGTTTGCTCTTCAGATTGCAAATCAAGGACATTGACGGTTCCACATCTGGCACAATTGACCACTGTGGTAGCCCGTGTTTTATTGCGAAAACACGGAAAAAGCTTGACAAAAAAGTTAGCGGGTTAAATTCACTTCATGATAATCAGAAACCCTTCTGAAAATCGAAGTTCCTGTTCAACATCCCTTCAGCCACGGATTCACTAAAAAGTGATTTCGAGGATCGCTCAGGCAGAAGTACAGTTTGAATCCACGCTCGCAACGCACAAGTAAATGAACAGTTAAGAAAAACGCTACGCAGTAACTAGACAAACAGGATACATTTTGGTTTAACGGACCGTATATCTTCGACCCGGAGCTGCAACTTAATGCAACTTCTCACACTCTGAGCACCGGCCATTTTCTGACCAGTCCTTAGAGACTTCAAGATATCCTTCTATGAGTTCCTCATAGACTGGGAAAGGGGCAAGCTCATATTCAGCTTCTAACCCCCGCTTCTTCACAATTGCGAGAAAGCGTCCTCTCCAAAGTTGGAAAGTTTCCTTGTCATAGAAAAAGAACTCGCGAAGGGCACAATTCATGACTTCGATGGCATGGGCTTCCATGCTGATCACCTTAGACGGTAGACACTTGGTCAACATCTTCTGGATCGTATCGAACTCAATCTGTGCAACGTGAGAGCCAACTTCAGCCTTATATATCCATTTCCTTTTCAGGAAAGACACCTCAGAGATAGAGATGTATGGGACAGATTCGGCTTCTTTGTCAGCCATGGTGTATTTAACACCGATTTTCGCCAACTCAGTTTGGATTGATGTGTGATTGAACTGTGGGACAGTTCGCGACACTCCCATAATGTTGTCATCACCATATGTCATCAAAGACACTTTGGTTTTAAAATCTTCCATTGGTAGATTCATTTTGCACCACGTGTAACGCAGGTACAATGAATTAACTATGGAATTGATAATGACAGTTAATGGATGTCCTGAGGGATTGGACCCCCAGAATTCAACCAGATCTCCATTGAAATCCGACAAAGGGAATGAAGTATCACAAGCAATACCATGGATAATCAGAAGGTCATCTTCTGGCCATCCTGCTTTGCGGAGAATGTTCTCAAGAACTGTAAATGCAGAGAGAACCATCTGGGCGGACATACGCTTGTCAAATTTAGCATAATCTCCCGCGACCATTTGGTTTTTCCCATGCTGAGTCAAATAGTGGTACATATTGTCCCACTCAAGACTAGTTGCATTAGTTCCTGGGGCGGCTTCAAAGATATACTTGTTGTTCTGGATAACCCGAACAGTGGAGAGTAAGTACTTGCGTACTACAAAACCCCAATCTGCTGGGGATCCACTAAACAAGCGAGTCTTCTTAGCCTCAATCTTGTGCAGAGCGGTTGGTTCATCTTTAGGGTGGTTAATAAAAACCGGCATGACTCTTTGGCCTTGTCTATAGGTATCAACGATTTTGTTGACACGCTCATAAAATTCAGGCCCAAAAGTTACGCAATCGTTCCATTGATCGAACGATCCCATATTGATGAGGTAGTTACTCTTCTTGGTTCTCCATGGATACCCCATTGAGGTTTTTCGGTTCATCTTATCAATAAACTTCACTCCAGGTAAACCATTCAGAGTTGATGTGTCGTCCAAGATAGTCAGCTCCGCAAGCTGACTCTTAGGTAAACTCCGCAGGATATCATCAGTGAAAGATTGTACGCACTGTGAAAGCACGTTATCATCAATTTTGAATTCCTGCTGGACAATGTCTAGCGCACCGAGGCGCCAGGGTTCGTACCCAACAAGGACGGGTTTGCCGGTTTTACACTCTATGCCATATTCTTCAACATCAGCACGAATGTGGGTATCGACTACCTTGGATTTATTTCCTCCTCTAAATCCTGGAAGACTCCCGTAGACGGTGGCGTTACCTTCATCAATGTATCTAAACACTGATTTATGGTGCAGCTCACCTACTTGGGGAATGTTCCCATCTTCACTCTCCAAAAGTGGAGGACCGCTTTGAATGCAAATTTCACCGAAGTGTTTAAATGCACTCTCAACGTCGGAGAGGCTAATACGCACTGACGTACACCTGTTTCGGGAACCACCAGTTTGATGGATTCCCAAAATGCAGGGTCCAGAAGGCGTGTTTGCCAAGAGAACAGAACCACAATCTCCCTTAAGAGTATCAGTCTCACACTGAGCACTCCATGAGGGAATAGTTTGTCTGAGTGTTTCAACAAAATAGTCATCTTGTGAAACAATGCCTGAGAGGGCATTCTCTTTGGCTGCTCCTTCATCCCTACGAGTCAATAGTACACCCCGAAAGGTTCCCTTGAAATCGTTGGTACAAAGTAAGCCACGCAAATCAGTACGTGGAGGTACAGCACGGATTCGGAAAAAGACTAAATCTTTCTCTGGAATCTCAAATCTAGCTTCCCTCGAAAGGAAAAACTGGAAGTTCATGCTAACTCCATTCTTTTGTGGTGCTGTGACCACGGAAATATTGCAATCAAGATCAGGAAGGTTGTGTTTGTTGGTGACATACATCTGTCCACCCACACAAAACATCTTACCTTTGATGATCTTGTTGGCTCCATCTCTCTGGAATCTCACATCAATATGTGAACAGTTCTTCGAAACTTTCCGTGTGACCGCGTTGAAGTCCAAACCTTTCCAAGATGACACCAGTCTCCCAGTATCAAATTCTTCAGGCACGTAATCATCACGGTACCAAGGATTTGGTTTCGCATCCTTGGAAAAAGTTTCCGAAGTGGCAAGATTCCCTTGAGTTTCCAAACTCTCGCAATCCTGGTACATCTTGTATGTCGCATATATTAGCGGCAAAGAACCGACCATGACGAGAACACCTTTCTGCACTGGGGTTAAGCTATAAGCTCTGTCCCCTAGGGCAACAATGCGCTCTCGAATTGCATCTTTCTCGCGACGCAACCTTTCGAACATATTGGAAGTCTCTTCATTCACTCTAGCTCGAACCATCTCCAATTGTGGTTCTGATCCAGGCCAAGTAAATCTTCTTCTAATGCTGTTCTTAATATATTCAAAGGCACAAGTGCCCAAGAAATATAAGAACATAGCATGAAGGGTTTTCTGAAAGCGGGTGAAACTAGCTTCACAATACAGGAAAATCTTCTGACAAAATATGGTCATCAACATAATAACCACAATGTCAGTAGCTTCAACTGATTGGAGCTCAGTAAAACAGACACAATACATAATAGGTCTGTAGCACTGGGAACATATTTCAGTTCTCTCCACTCCGGCCATATTCTCCAAGACTAATTTTTGTTGTTTTTTATGATTAATACTTTCTTGAGAGAAAAACTGAACAAACTCATAGATATCATCAGTTTCGAAAATTACATAGAGTTCAGCGTTCTGTTTCTGTTGGCCTTTAGCGGCACGCGCTCTTGAGACGACAAATTCCCAAAAATCAGGATAACACCCATTCTCGGTAGGAGGACACTTTGACGAATCCAACTGCCGATCCTGAGGTGCAGCTCCTGGATCTTTAGCGAATTGTTGTTTCACGTACATCGTAATGTGCAGTTGAAATCTGCGCATGATGGCTAGTGAATTGCAGTAATACGCATGAGCATTTAAATTTTGCACATTTGTAGTAACTTGCACCAATTCGGGCCGAATAGGGGTCTTCCCCTTATCTGCCAAATCTGCCTGTGGAGGACACCAACCACACGTATTCCCAATCTGAATAAGTTCGGAAACACTAGGGTCTAGTCCAAGGTCAGGCTTCATCTTACCTGCATCATCCAACACAATACACCATTTGTATGTCTGAAATCCAGACCAATACTCTGATTCACTACAGCGAACGTACACAAAATCATCCCCTTGGGGTAATTTATGCACTTTTGCAAAGTGTTCACGGAGTACACTATTTAAAGTGGATTTTCCGATATCAGAACCCCCGTACATCTTGTACATGAAAGGGGCTGGTCGATTTTGCTGGACGGCCTTCTTCGTTTGTTCCTCAGCTTGGAGAATGCGCAAATCGCTGACCAATTTCTTGACAACGTTACGCGCGGAATCCTTAGGATCTCCATACTTCACAATACCTTCACCTTTTTCTATTGCAGCATTCAAGTCTGCCAAAAATTCGTGATAATTCAAACCTGAGGCTTCAGGATTATGAAGTTTTTTGGAGTTCTCCATGATGAGGTACACCTGGTCTACCCACTGTCCGTAGGATTTTCCCGAATGGATAATGGGGTTCCAGGATTTTGTTTTGGCGCAGTCATAAAGTCGTTCCATAAGATAGGTCAATCCGTCAAAGACAGATACCAAGAATCCAGTTTTTGATGAATACTTCTTTTGGATCAATTCCGATTCTGCTCGATTGAACATATCAGAATCTAAACTTAGACCGACTTTTTCCAAGAGTGAAAAGGAAAGAAGATAGTAGAAAATTGATCGCAATTTCTTAACGACCGGATTATCTGCTGCCTTCTCAGCCAACTCAAAAAGAGCTCTTGCTCTGGAAAAAGGATTTTCTTCCTCACCTGAATCAGATTGAAGGTTTGATGGTTTACACCAAGCTTTCAATAGATCCATGTACTTCTGTACGATGTACGCCATGGTTTTCTTCACGGCGGTTTGGAAGGATTTGCCAGTAACTGCATGGACAAAAGACATGACACTACGAATTACATCAACTGCATCACGAGCATTTCGCAAAAAATAAATTAGATTGCTAGTTGCTTCGATGAATACAGTGATTCCTTCAGGATCATATCCTCTGAACTTGTCTCTAACCCATTCAAGGAACACTCGTTCCAAGAAGGCTTCGCCACTCAAGGCTTGCAGTTCAAGTTTTGGGGGTGCGAGAAATTTCTCACTAGTGAGTTCTTTCTCACTTTCTTCGATCATAGAATACAAGCGAAAATCGCTAGTCACTTGCATACTCTTCCGCCATTCTTCTCGGCGGGTAATCTCAGCTTTTAAGCGTAGAACAACAGGGTTTGAAGGTGAAAATTGGTGAAAATCGTTCATATTCATTTTAGTCGTATCTGGGCTTTAAAAAGGTATTTTATCAAGGTCCTAACCCTTTATCCATATGTTATGCACATGGATTGTGCCTACCTGGGCTTTCACCTGGTAGAGTAAATCAAATAGATTTGCCTTCATACTCCCAAAATGGGAGGACTATGGTTCATGTCGGGGTTTCAATAAGGGACCCCGATCCTTCCTCAGTGAGTCAGTCTCAATGACTGAATTTGAGGTCGATCTAAACTAAGTCAACAAAAATATGTGATTGCGTAAACTGCGAGAAATTGAAAGAAATTTGAAAAGAAATTTTTATTTGGTTTTAGCAGTATTTTATAATTTTTATGAGTTTTTGTGATCAAAAGATCATTATTTACACATTCACACTCAATAGAGTGGATTATAACAAAACATATATAACATGTTGAAAACAACATTCGCTCAATAGCGATCTCCAAAGGAGAGTCAAATTTTTAAATTTAAAGAGCAGGTTATTTCCTACTCTAGCTCAAAAGAGCTGGGGGGGGGGATCAATTTTATATTCGGAGGATTGAAACTCCTAGAATCGTCACACTAAAGGTACACAACGACGGGCATCGTAGAATAAAATCAGCGGAGTTCGCGGCAGTCCACTATTAATGGGTGAGCCGAAAACTGCTTTTAAAAACTAATTAATTCTAAAATGAGCGTGGCCACGATCTATAAGTGGACAAAACAATAATACTTTTGATATCCGGGTGTATTAAACCCGGTATGAAACAGTGAATGCAGAGAATTTGTGAAAATTCCTG